GTAAAAGTAAGTGCTGATGATATTAAAAACGATAGAGTATTAGAAAATATTAATACTCATCCTATAGCACTTTGTGAAAATTCAGAATTACAAGATATTAATACTGAAATTATGGAGAACAAAAATAACTGACTATTGTATAAAAGCTAGTGAAACTAGATCACGAGACATCTGGATAACAGATGCAAAATCTGAACAAGAAGCTAAAACAAAAGCCGAAATAATATTTCAAGAAGATTATTTTAACCCTGAGAAAGATACTATTAGTTACAACTTTCACAGATATTTAACCCGACCCACAAAAAAGCGAGATTCTGATGAATAATGTTTATCTAGATTTTGAGACTTATTATGATGCTCAAGTATCTTTATCAAAAATTACTACACTTCAATATGTACATCACCCAGAATTTAAAATCTGGGGCGTAGGTATTAAATTTAATAATGAACCCACAGAATGGTTCGGTGAAGATGAATATTTAGATGCATTACAAGAGATCCCCTGGGAAGACTGTGCTGTAATTTGTCACAATACTTTGTTTGATGCTTACATACTTACACAACACCTTGGTTTATATCCAGCATACTATTACGACACAGCTGCCATGGCCCGTGGTTTGTATCCAAATCAATCTGCGTCTTTAAAAGCAACCGCCGAACGTGTATTTCCTAACGATGAAACTATGCGTAAAGGAGAAGAATTAGTTAATGCAAAAGGTATACGTGATTTAAGCCCAGAGCTAGACGAACAAATAGGAGGCTATTGTATACAAGATGTAGATTTAACTTATGCAATCTTTCAACAATTTATACAAACATACCCTCAGGAAGAGTTAGATGTAATAGATCTCACTTGTCGTATGTTTGTTGAACCAAAACTTACATTAAACAGTGAACTATTAATAACCCACAAAGAAGAAACAAAACAAAGAACTTTAGAGCTTATTGAAAAATCTGGCGTAACAAGAGATGTACTTGCATCTCAAAAAAAGTTTGCTGAACATTTAGAAAGTTTAGATATTACTGTACCAACAAAGAAAAGCCCTAATACAGGACAACAAATCCCTGCTTTTAGTAAAACAGATTCTGCATATATACAAATGCAAAACATGTATCCAGAATACAAACACTTATGGGACGCCAGGGAAGCTGTAAAATCACGACTAGAAGAAACCCGTGCACAAAGATTTTTAGAAAACATTAACCCTGATGGTACATTTCCAGTACCGCTTAGATATTATGCAGCACACACTGGGCGTTTTGGTGGTACAGACAGTCTTAATTTACAAAACTTACCTAGAGGATCTGTCTTACGTAAAGCACTTACAGCTCCTGAAGGTCAACGTTTATTTGTTGCTGACTTGTCAAACATCGAAGCACGTATGCTTGCATGGTTATCTAATCAACAAGATTTACTTAACGCATTTGCTGCGGGCCGTGATGTGTACAGCGAATTTGCTTCTCAAATTTATGGTAAACCCGTAACTAAAGCTGACAAACTTGAACGTTATGTTGGTAAAACAGCTATCTTAGGGCTAGGTTATGGTATGGGTCATGAAAAATTTAAGTATACACTTAAAGTAGGTACGCCCTCTGTTGATATTACAGAAGCCACGGCCTTGTCTATTGTAAGTCAATACAGAGCTATGTACCCAAACATACCACAGTTATGGAATGCATTTAAATATCATTTATTTACTATGGCTGTAACTAACAAAGACAGTAAAGTTCCTTATGGACCTTTATTTATTAAATCAAAAGCAATTGAGCTGCCAAACGGTATGCATTTGTATTATCCAGGACTTATTTATGAAAATGGTAATCACATGTATAACTCAGGTAAAACCATGGTTAAAACTTATGGAGCTCGACTTGTAGAGAATGTAGTACAAGCGTTAGCCCGTACCGTAATTGTTGAACAGATGTTAGCTGTGCACAAAATGCCTGAAGTATCTGTCGTATTGCAAGTTCATGATGAGATTATATCTATTGGATCAAATATTAACCCAGACGAGACACTTGCTAAAATTATAGATATAATGAAAACACCCCCTCTGTGGTGTTCAGATTTACCACTTGACGCAGAAGGAGGACATAGTCAACAATATGACAAATGAAAAATTTAGTTTTAACAAGGAAAAAAGGGGATTCAATTATTTTACAAAAAGATGACGAACAGCTATGTAAAGTTACCGTCACTCACGTAGGCCTTAAACAAGTTAAACTTGCTTTTGAAGCAGATTCATCAGTTATCATTGACAGGGAAGAAGTATACAATTTAAAAAATAAAACATAGGAGTTAAACATGGAGCTAGTTTTCCTCAAAGCCAAGCAGAAGCTTGCAAAAAAAATATCAAAACAAGGAGTAACACCTTACCCACTGATTAAAAACTTTACATCAGTACACAAAGTAATTAAAAAAGATCCAGATAAGTTATTAAATGAACTTACAAAAGCGGCCTCAGCTGGTATGTGTTTACACAAAGGGCCCCTCAAACGTGAGCTAAACAACGAACCTCGAGCGTTGATGACTGACCGTGTAGCGTCAACCCATTTACTTGTTCTTGATTTTGATAACATTCAATTACCACTACCAAAAAAATCTGAATTAAATACACAAGACTTAGAGAATTTATCTGAACAACTTGTACAACAGTTACCTCCTGAATTTCACGATGTAACATACATTGCTCAAGCCAGCGCTTCATTAGGGTACAAAAAAGAATCTGTTTCATTACATATCTTTTTTATATTAGAAAATGCTATACACCCTAAAGTATTAAAAGAAGCACTTAAATTATTAAATTATGAAACACAATTTTTAGCAGAGCGTTTAACTTTGTCTGCAAACGGTCAAAGTTTATCTTACAAACTTGATCCAGGCGTAGCTGACAATTCTAAAATTATTTATATTGCACCCCCTACTTTTGTAGAGGGTGTAAAAGACCCAATACAAGGCTCACGTTTTGTATTGGTCAACCGTGGTTCGTCAACCTTAGATCTTTCTACTTTATTGTTTTCAGTTAACCCTGAACGCGTACACAACTTAGGTGTACAAATAAAAGATAACTTAAGAAAACAACTTAACTTACCTAAGAAAGCAACTAAAACCAGCACAATTACTATTGCTGGAGAACCACAAGAAGTATTACAAAACCCTGATAAGATGACAATCGAAGTAAGCAGGGTTGCAGAACCTTATGTTAATTGTAATGTTAATGGCGGTGACAGTGCTGGATATTATTTTTTATTAACAAGCCCGCATTACATGTATAACTTTAAAGGTGAACCCATTTGGGAAATACAAAAAGCAGATCCAGACTTTTATAAAAATATCTTTGAAATATTTGCAGACAAAATAGATCAGGATAAAAAGTTAAGACCTATTGCTCTAAGAGATTTTTACACTGACACTTATTACAACGGAATTTATGATGAAACAATTGAACAATTCACAGACGAATACCCCCTTACTCCAACAAATAAGCAATCGATTGAAGATTTTATGCGTTCTCATAGTCGTCCTCCCTTGGATTACATTCCTGACGCTAGGGTTGTATTTGATCCGTCTGTTAATAAAGGTATTCAATTAGAAGAAGCACCTTACTATGTAAATTTATATAGAAAAACTCCTTACATGTTAAACGCATCGGAAGATGCACCTGAATTAGAATATGGGACAGCACATAAACTTCATAGCTCCGCTCCTTTTACTGCGAAGTTGTTGTCCCATGTTCTTGGCTCAGGTAAAACAGAGTTTGAACACTTTGTTAATTGGCTTGCATATATTTATCAAAACAAAAGAAAGACAATGACAGCCTGGATTTTTACAGGTGTACCAGGTACTGGTAAAGGGTTGTTAGTTCACAAAGTACTTAAGCCCCTGTTTGGTGAACAACAAGTACCAATGCGAGCTTTAGAAAATATAGAAGAACAATTTAATTTGTACATGAGAACAGCCCTCTTTCTTGTAGTTGATGAATTTAGAATGGCAGACTCAGGTTCTGTTGGCAAAATGGCTGATAAATTAAAACATCAAATTACAGAACCTAATCTTACAATTCGTGCAATGCGTACAAACCAAATTGAGCTGCCAAGTTTTTGTAATTTCTTATTTTTAACTAACAGAGGCGACGCAGTAAAAATAGAAGATGGTGATCGTCGTTACAACGTGGGCCCACGCCAAGAAGTAAAGTTAGAACAAGCTTACCCTGAGTTACTTACAAACATGGCGCAGCTGGAAACTGAACTGTACACCCTAGCAGGCGTATTAGATAAATTTAAAGTAGACCAACGCATGGCACACACAGCTTTAGAAAACGAAGCTAAAACACAAATGAAAGAAATTTCAATGTCAGTGCTTGAAGAATTTGCATTTGCAATTAGACAACGTAATCTTGAATACTTTATTGATATATTAGAAATACCACTTACAAATACTTTTGACGCTGGTGGTATAAGTACAACTCAACGTTATGTTAAAGACTGGGTTGCACGCGTAGGACAAGACATGTGTATACCTATGTCTCACTTTAAATTAGTTTACGATATTCTTACAGATAGCCGTAATAAACTCTCACAACGAGATTTTACGAAAGCAATGTCTAGACTTAATATAAGTACATCTGTCAAGCGCATACAAAGTAAAACGGTGCGAGGGGTTGTATTAACTTGGAAATTAGCTAATACTATACGAGAAGACATAATAGATAATCATTTTGAAGAGAATGATTTAAAGTTAATTAAAGAGAGTTAATATTATTCAATGAGTGAGCTTGTACAAAACAAGCGTCCAGATCTGATAACTGTAACAGAATTGGACAAACCCAAGGAACTGGGCTTGATACCTGCATGGTCTCATTCGGCTTTAAAAACATACGAAGCCTGTTCTTACAAATCCTACATCGCTAAAGTAAAAAAAGTACAAGAAGATTTTGGACCTGCTGCTGCACGCGGTACAGAAATACATTTACAAGCTGAAGATTATGTAAAAGGAGAACTTGCTGAGTTTCCAGATTCCCTTAAAAAATTTGAACCACAATTTGAAAAGCTCAAAACTCTTTTTGCAGATGCAAAAGTTGAGCTTGAAGGAGAATGGGGTTTTACAATTGATTGGGAACCTTGTGGTTGGATGGCTCCTGAAGTATGGGGTAGAGTTAAACTAGACGCTATCGTCCATGAAACAGAAACTTCAGCGCGAGTCATTGATTACAAAACAGGTAAACAATTTGGTAATGAAATAAGCCATTCACAGCAAGCTTTAACTTACGCCATAGGAAGTTTTATGCGTTACCCAGAATTACAAAGCGCTAATACAGAAATATGGTATTTAGATCATGGAACAATAATGGAACAAACATATACAAGAGATGAAGCTATGATGTTTATGCCAACATTACATGAACGCGCAATAGCTATGACTACTGCTACAAAATTTCCACCAAACCCCAGCAATTATAATTGCAAGTGGTGTTCGTATGGTAAGGGTGAATACCCTATTTGCGAATGGGGAATAAAATAAGTATAATAAATACTTAACAACGAACGAATAACAATGAGGAACGAAACATGGAAGATATTCCTGCTTACGAGCATCAAACAAAAACAACCAACTTTATTTTATCCAACCCCCGCTGTCTTATTACATCAGATCCTGGTACTGGTAAAACAAGAGCTGTGCTTGACGCTATTACAAAAATACCAGGCCGCACTCTTGTACTTGCACCTTTATCTATACTTGAAGCAGCTTGGGTTGAAGATATATTAAAGTTTCAACCAACTATTAAATATGGAGTAGCATATGCTAAAAACCGTAAAAAAATATTTTCAGACCCTTCCCACGAAATGGTCATTACTAACTTTGAAGCTGTCAATTTTTTACACAAAAATAAAAATCTCCTTAGCGGCTTTACTAAAATCGTTATTGATGAATTTACCGCTTTTAAAAATCGAGAGTCAAAACGCTCAAAAAATCTCAAACAAATTATCAACCAGTTTGATTATAGGATTGCCATGTCTGGTACTCCTAATAGTAATTCTATTCTAGATCTCTGGCATCCTGTATTACTTGTTGATGACGGTAAGCATTTAGGCGAACGCTTTTTTGCTTACCGCAACCAAGTATGCACTCCTAAATTTAATGGCTTTGCTAATGAATGGGTTGACAAGCCAGGCATCGAAGAAGCTATAGCAAAACAACTTAGCGATATTACAATTCGTTACAAACTAGAAGACTGTGTAGATCTTCCCCCAAACATCGTACGAACTGTACGTACACACTTATCTCCTCAAGTTCAACAAATGTACAAAACATTCGCAGAAGAGAGTGTTTTGTATACACAAGCAGGTACGATTAATGCTGTACACGCAGGAGCCCGAGTTAAAAAGTTATTACAACTCATCTCAGGCGGTGTGTATGATGAAAAAGGTCGAGTTCAATACATTCACCAAGAACGTTACAACCTAGTCATTGATCTTATTAAAGAACGCAAACATTGTATCGTAGCGTTTAATTGGAAACATGAAAGAGATGCGCTTATAGAACAAGCAGAAAAAGAAAAGTTATCTTATGAAATTATTGATGGTAGTGTTCCTGCTGAAAAACGTATTGGTATTGTACAACGCTTTCAAGCAGGCCAAATACGTGTATTGTTTTGTCATCCACAATCTGCAGGTCATGGACTTACTCTTACAAAAGCTACCACAGCAATTTGGTGTTCTCCTACATACAACGCAGAACATTTTCAACAATTCAATCGACGTATTCATAGAGCAAGTCAAACACAAAAAACTGAAACAATACTTATTGCAGCCCATAAAACCTGGGAAGAAGATGTATATGCAAAATTAAATGGTAAGCTAGGTAAAATGGAAAACCTTCTTCATATATTAACAGGGCTACAAAATGGAAAAACACAAACTACAACTTAGTATAGAAATTATGGAAACTGTAGAAGAATTAAAAAAACGTCCAGCTGATGTTATTGCAGCAGCTTTAGTATTTGCTATATCAGAACTTTTAGTTTTACGTGGAGATATAGATCAAGATAATTTAGAAGAATTAGTTTTACAGGCTGGCAAGGAAGCCATTACATTAACAGACGGAGTGTTTCTTGCAACACCCGCAAACAGTACGGAGACTATACATTGAACGACGAAACACGAAACATGGATGACATGTTAAATGATCTCGCGGATACGCGAACCCAATTAGCTAATTTGCTAGAACAAGAAAAAATTCTTAAATCTAGAAAATTAGAATTAGAAACACAAATCGCAACCACACTAAAGAATCAAGGGATTGATCGAGTGGGGAATGATACGTGTACCGTTTCTCTTAAAACAGAAACGGTCCCAACGGTAGAAAACTGGGATTTTGTTTACCAGCACATACTCGATACAAAACAGTTCGAGCTGCTGCAAAAACGTATGTCAGCAACTGCTTATAGGGAATTGTTACAACTCGGCATGGATTTGCCAGGCGTAACATCAACGGAGTTGACCCGAATTAATTTCAGGTCAAAGTAATATTAACAATATCAACGAAACAAGGAGTACGTACTATGAGTGATATTGCATTAGTAAGCGATAAGGTACCTGCACACGTGCAGGCTGGTGGTGGTCTTGGTAACGAAAACGTTACTGCAGATCACTTGCAAACCCCTAGGGTTAAACAACTTCAACAGTTATCTAATGAAGTTGATGAAAACCACAGTGAACACATTGAGGGAAGCAAACCAGGTGACTTTATCAACACCATAACAAGAGAAAACTACGGAAAAGAAATTTACGTTATTAACGTAAAATTCACCGAAGAGTTTGTCGCTTGGAAAAAACGAGAAAAAGGTGGGGGCTTAGCAGGTACATACAGTACTGAAAAAGACGCCATTGATTCTCTAACTGCACAAGGATTGAATCCTGATGATTTTGACATCACTCAGACTCAATCTCATCTTTTAATTAAAAAAGATGCAAAAACAGGTGCACTTGATACACCATTTATCTTTGACTGTGCTTCATCGAAGCTAAGAGTCTCAAGAGAATGGAACACGCAAGTCGCCCGTTTAGGTGGAGATAGATTTTCTTCTCTATGGAAGATGTCTTCTTCACAAACCCAAAACCGTGCAGGGCAAAAGTTTTATAACATTGCCGTAGAAAATGTTGGTTGGGTTACTGATGACGATTACGAAAACGCTAAAAAAGTATTTGATAGCGTATCTAAGTAATTATTTTGTTTACATGGTGCGACATATACTGTCGCGCCGTGTATACTAAGTTTAGGATGTATTTAATGTTAGATTGTAATAAATGTAATAAACCCAAGCATGCCTGCAAATGTTCTACTGCACATAAAGGTTGGTTCTGGGATCATGTAAATAAAACGTTTTATCGTTGGCATGATCTACAGCTTCTTATGCGAGAGCGAGAAATAAAGTTTGAAAGAAAAGGACTTCATCAACAAAATCCACAAGAAACTTCCTAAAGAAATTTATAAGTGGAAAATCAATGATCCATATCATGGCGGTGTACCCGACACTTTTTATTCAGGCCCAGCAGGGTTTGCTTTTTTTGAATACAAATATATACAACAACTTCCCAAACGTGGCACGTCAAAAATAAAAGTTGATCTTTCGCCACAACAAAGAATCTGGTTACAAAGACAGTATGACTACAACATGCCTGTGTATTACATTTTAGGGGCCCCGGATCTTTGTATTGTAAGCCAAGACTTCCAAAAAGAATTTTTTACTTTAGACGAGTTTCTCAAGTGTGCCTTGCCAATTGAGCAATTTATAGACAAAATAAGCAACATATGTTTACATAATAAGGAGGATTAAATGGAATTTGACCCAGTAAACAAACCTGCACACTATAACCAAGGTGGTATAGAGTGCATAAGTGCAATACAAGCAAGTATGACAGATGATCAATTTGCTGCGTACTGTAAAGGTAATGTAATGAAATATCTTTGGCGGTATGAACAAAAGAACCAAGAACAGGACTTGCGAAAAGCAGAGTGGTATCTACAGCGTCTAATAAAAGTTGTAGAAAAAAAACAATGACTGAAGAAACAGGGTTTACTAGATTAACAAAAGCAATTGGTTGTTGTGCAAGTCTTGCAGATTGTCCTTGTATTGGAGTTTGTTCTGTAACCCAATGGGGTGATGAACGTTGCAAAGGCTGTGGAAGAACCGCAACTGAGCTAAAAGAATGGGGAACTTACTCAAAACTTGAGAAAAAACTCATAAATTTACGAAATGCGGGTGAAAACTACAATATAAGACAACTAAAACAGCAAAACCGCGTTACACGCTCTGAGAAGCCCGTCACTGCATTTTAGCTCTTACGATACTTATTACATTAACTACCTTAAGAAAATGCAACCAGCACGTTCTCACGAGGTCATTTTTTCTTAGATCTGATTTTTTTGAGGGTTTTTGCCAATCTGGCACGTTTTTTAGTAGTTTCTGAGTATTTACTACCTTTTTTTAATACTTTGTCTGCAAATTTAGAAACAGACATCTTTTCTTTCTTTGCTTGGGCACTAAAAGCCCCAGGTTTTTTAATAGCTTTTTGAATCCACTTTTTGTCTTTTTTCTTTTTGACTACCATTTAACTTTGTCTGCCCAGTAAGCAGCTGACATTTTGCCTCTAGAAATGTTTCTTCTATGTCTAGCTTTAAAAGAAGCCCTTTTCTTTTTCATACGTTCTGATTCACCCGCTTTTGGTTTGCCAGCAGTCTTAGCTCCTTGCTCACCAAATCGAATTGTTTTAATTTTGCTGCCTTCTTTAGCTACTACAACATGTGATTTTTTTGGGTGACTGGGGGTACGTTTTGGTTTGTTATAACCACTAACGCCCGCTCTTGCTAATCTAGGATCTTTTTTTCTTTTTTCTGCCATAAGTACTTACTCTTGTTGGTTTACCGCCTACACCTTGAGCTTTAGCTCGTTTACGTTTTACCGCACTCTTTTTTTGTGCCTCTGTCATACGCGCAGCTTTAGCTTTAGGTACACATTTTGGATATCCTTTACTTTTAGTAGAAGCTTTTTTTCTTCCACAAGGCGCATACCCGCCACCTTTTTTCTTTCTGCCTATATCAACCCACTCTTCATTAAACCATTTAGTGAGTCCACCCGTTGGTTTAGCCACTATCTGTAGCCCCCACCTCTTTGTTTGTAAGTCTTAGTCAACCAACCTGAAGCATATGCTGAAGGCCAAACTTTAAACTTACGTTTAGCTTCTGACTTTACTCTAGCATATAAGCTTGGATTGGTGGGAGTTGCCCCCTTTCTACTACTAGTTTTCTTTTTTACTGGTTTTCTTGGCATTATTTGTTCTTTCTTGGGCGCCCTCTTTTCTTTGGCAAAACTTTTTAAATGGGTGTTAATCCCCATTTAAAAAGTTTTGCATAACTTTTTTTCATTTTTTTAAAAAACTTTTCAATGTATTCCATATAAAAAACTCCTGCCATAATCAATAAGGCTATTATTATAGTATACCAAATGATGTTCAACTTCTCTTCCTGCGGGATGTTTTTGTGCGTTTAAAAGATCTATTAGATTTTTTCGATTCCATTCTAATATTCTTTACTTTAGCATTTAAAGGATTGTTATCTTTATGTGCTACATCTTTACCGTCGCCTTTTTTAGCTTTACCTAAGCTCACCATAATACGCCTAGACTTGTTGCGTCCAGCTCTGCGTTTTTTTTGTGTTTCTTTTGAATGGTAGTTATCGTACTCTTTACGATAGTTTCTTTTAGTAGCCACTACTTACCAGTTTTATCCATGGCCTTTTTGTGTGCTTCGCGCATGGTGTCTCCCATGAGCATACGTCTTTTCATAAAAGCCATATGTTTTGCATTGTGGTGTTTGCTGTGTCTTTTTAAAGCAGCTTCTTGTCGTTTAGTAATACTTTTCTTTACAACTTTTTGAAGGGGTCTAGTTTTAGTTTTTGCCATTTTTCTTTTTAATATAAGTTTTACCCTGTTCAGGCGATGGTGTTTTTGGGTTTACTCCCATCATTTTTCTAATAATCTTATCAGATATTCCCGCTGCATTTATTAATTTTGGTTCATAGGGTTTTAATTGATGATCAATAACATCATAAACTTCATCTACTGTTTTTACTTTTCCAGGTGTGCCCTTGCCCTTCGGAACTCGTGTACCCATTATTTTTTCTCCTCTTTCTTTTTATCCATGGGTATATTGTCAAAATACTCTGAAACTTCTTCTGGACTCATAAGATCAAAACCTTCTGTTGAACTTTGATTAGGTGAATTATGCTCAATTTTAATGCTTTTTACCTTGCCTAAATGTTCATTAGACTCTTCTTTGCCTTCTGGTTTATATCTCATTATTTATTTACCTTTTACGCCGCGGCCCATAAGAACATCAGCATAAGTTATTTTTCCGTCTTTATTTAAATCAGGAAATTTCATTGTGCTTTTCTTTCTTTTATTTTTGCGAGCTTTTGCTGCTTGCATATATTTTTCATTAGCCATTTGATTTCTCCGATGTTGATATTAAAAAATCAATAATCTTTATCTTATCATTAACCTCTGCTAGTTGTCCTATGAGCTTATCTAGTTCAATACTAAAAGCTGTATGCTCAGGAATACTAGTTGGGTTATTTAATAAAACCTCTAAATCTAAAGTTATTTGTGCACGTTGACCGTGCAGCACTTCCTTTTGTGTGCAAAGCACTCCTAGCTTATCCATACTTACCTACTTCTTTTTCTTTTTGCCGTAAGACATTTTCATTGACTTAGGTTTTTTAGTCATAGATTTCTTTTTACTAGGTTTATTTTTGCCATAGTTATACATAATTACTCCTTATCTTTTCTCCAAAGATCAAAAAATGGTTTTTCAGATTCTTTTACCCCAGGAATAGTCCCATCATGATCCTTTACTGTTGAGTAAGAACAGCTGCAAAGATCTTTATATGTGTGGGGCTCTTGGTGGTCAAGAGGTTTGTTTATGCCTGTATTCTTCATGGTTTTATCTTACCTTATTATGATTTAGTTGGCTACATCTGTTGGATCTGAGGTATCAGGCAGCGGCTCTGGGTTATCAGGAGTTCTGCCTTCTAATAATTGTGCCGCATAATGGTTCAGCATTATGTCTCTATCTTGATAAGCAAAGGCTGATTTAATCCACCCAATAATTTTTGCGTCTGTAAGCTCTTCAAGTGGTGTAAAGCTAATAGTTTTGCCTGTTAAAGGGCAAGTACCAGATGTTGTAAATTTACAAAATGTAAAAGCCCACGGAAAAGTAACGGAATTTAAAGAAGTGTCTGTGGCAGTAACATTAAAATGTACCTCAGTAATTATGTCAGCCAAGTCTCCTTCTTCCTCTACTTTATATGATACAAGGTCATATGTGTAAGTATAATCTCGCATTACCCATTCACTCATTCTTGTCCTCCATTAGACGCTATATTTATAAAATCTTGCTTCCGCTTGTAGATAGTCAGGCCCAGAATCCCCTTGTGCAAGAATAAATAAATTTATAGTGTTGCTTCCTGAATATACAAAGGCTTGTGGAATATTGGCAGAATCAGAGCTTGAGAAAAATCTATCTACATGTCCCGGCAACTTATCTGTGGTGCCGCTGTTGTAAACTATTGCAGAGGTTTGTGCATCAAAATAAACTAGGCTTACTGTTTTTACATGGTTGGTGCTACCTACTAGTCTTACATAACCGTGATAAAACCCTGCCCCTGAACCTACACTGCCAACTAATTGATATGAAAAAGTATTCGTAGCCCAAGGTCCTACTGTTGTTAATGCTACACCAGATGCAGGCAAAACTAAATTAGCTGTATTAATTTTGTCAGCAGTAATAGAGTTTGAATCAATTCTATCTGCACTAATAAAACCTGCGGTTATCTTATTGGCATTTAAGTTAGCTATCTTTGCGTCTTGAATAGTTGCATCGGCTATTTTTGCGTTAGTTACAGCTAAATTTTGAATTTTTCCTTCTGTGACAGCTAAATTACCAATCTTTCCGTTTGTTACAGCAAGGTTTGCTATTTTACCTTCTTCTACAGCTAGGTTACCAATCTTGGCATTTGTTATGGCTCCGTTTTGGATCCGTGCATTATCAATAAAAACAGTGCCCCCACTTACAATAAAGGGGGCGGTACCAGAGGACCCATTCCAAATAGCAAACTTATCTGAGGTAAATTGAACAGCCGATCCTGTTCCTGCACCCGAGGCGTTTGCCTCTAGCACCATTCCAGACACAGAACCATTTGCCTCTACTTTTAGTACATAAGCGGCATTGGCGTCGTTCTGTAAGTTTGTCGTTGCTGTTTGTAATGTGGTAATGCTTGCACTGTTGCTTCCTGTGGTGCTTTGTAATGAGGTGATTGCACTAGCGTTTGAGCTAATGCTGTTACCCTGAGATGTCACTGTTGTTTGCAAAGAAGATATCGCACTAGCATTGCTAGTTATATCTCCCTCAGCTGTAGACAAATCACTTGTTAGGCTTGTTACAGAGCTGCTTAAAGAAGTGATATCACCATCGTTTGCTGTGATCTGAGTTTGTAATCCAGAGATAGCGGAAGCCACAGTAGAGCTAGCACTATAACCCGTTAGGGTAGACTCTAATGCTGTTACATCAGAAGTGAGTGTCGTTATGTCACCATCATTTGCTGTTATCTGAGTCTGCAATCCTGATATAGCAGATGCTACTGTAGAGCTAGCACTATAACCCGTTAGGGTAGACTCTAATGCTGTTACATCAGAAGTAATAGTTGTGATGTCGCCATCATTAGATGTGATTTGGGTCTGCAACCCAGAAATAGCTGAGGCGTTAGTGGTTATGTCACCCTGTGCTGTAGTAAGATCGCTTTGTAAGGTTGTAACATCTGAGGTTATGCTTGTGATA